GGTCGTGAACTGGTGCTGGTCGTGAGTTTCTCCGATTCTCGATCAGCTGGGTATGACGAAAGTGTTGACGTCAGGCCCCATTCCGCGCGACAGTCCGATCCGGTCGCTGCGCGCATGGCTCATGTGGATGTTACGTGGGCAGTGCATGAGACGGTTGGTTGGCATGTATGTGGGTCGCTTCCAGGCGATGTTGCCCCATTGAATCCCGTTACGGTTTGGGATTCAACACGGGATCATGAGCCTTGGACTATTTTGGTGTCGCAAACCCTCTTCGATGCTTCATTGAGGAGATTGAGCAATACCGCTGCGACCGCTGAATCAAAAACCGCTATTGACATCGTTGAGAGGATGTATGATGTCAACGTGCCGCATAATAAGCCGCTGGTGGCCAAAGACACGAAACTTTGGGCACTGTGCAATCACGCTTATCGGTACAATAGGGGTTATTGGTTCTCGTACAGGGCCATCGACATTGCGCCGGCCGAGCAACGGAGGACTTGGGCGTCCTTGAGTACACTAACTAAGTCAGGATGACTCCGAATTGGTGGGCTGAAATTTCTCCCTAAATGGAGATGTTACAGTTCGCCTGGAGCATACGGGCTTGTTAAGAAGTTGGTGCCCTCTGGATGTCATTTCAGGTCACAGGGAGCGGATGACATCTTTGTCAACATCAAACAGCGAGCGGTTCGCGTCGCTGGCTTGGTTGGGTCGCTTGGTCCGACTTATACACCGATTGGCCCTGGCCACATTGCGGTTGACAACGTATCAACTGCGATGGGGGCACTGAGGGTGATTGGCAAGCCATGCGGGGTGGACCCGGTGTTGAGGCCGTCTTGGACGGCTCATTGCCGGTGGCTGGTTGACAAATTGCTTGCGGAGTATTGGGCAACAAACCCACCGTGGGAGTCTGAGGAACTTGAGGCGCGGTATAGGAGAGTGTCTCGCAACAAGCCCAAGAACCAGGTTGAATCAGTCTTGAGGAAATGGCATATGATGAAGGAGCTGCCATGTTGGTCGACAACAAAAGCAGCTACACGACACGATGCTTTTCCCAAGGATGAAGCTAACTATGGTGGCGATGGGCTTGCGAGGGCGAGAATGATAACTCCGATGTCGGCTCAAGTGTCTGTGGAGACGAGCGGTGTGGTTGATGTCGCGGATAACTTCCACAAGGTGCCGAGCCTCTCTGGCTCCCACATAAAACATAAATCACTGGACGAGGTGAGGCGTATGTTGTGGTTGGCGCAGAGTACGGATCGGGATGTCACTGACTACAGCGCGTACGAGGGTAGCGTTGGTCAAGATGCTAGGTTAGTGGAGCGGCTGTTCATTCGGCGGGCGTTGAGTGGACACGGGGAAAAGGAGATGGCAGACTTTTATTGGAAGGAGTCTGGTAGGGTTCAAACGATAGGCGTGGGTATTAAGGGAGTTAAGTTGAAGCATTGTAGGCGGTGCAGTGGAGACTTTGCAACCTCGTTTGGAAACTATTTAGTAAATGTGGGGATCACATTCTACTGTCTCATTGAGCGTGGCGGGCTCAGTAGGGAGGACGCGTTCCTGCGTATATTTAGGCCTGGACAGGAGGCCGGTACGGGGTT